ACGTCGGCGAGCAGCAGCGGCTCAGCGACGGGCGCGAATTCTTCGACGGTATAGGCCACGGATCAGTTAGGCGCGCTTGCGTGAGAACAGGGGCTTGCGGGTTGGAGACTGCGCCGGCGCGACGGCGCGCTCGGCAGTCGGCGCGACTGCCATCGTCTCGGGTTTGGCGGCTTTCGTATCGCAGACCTCGACGGCCGTCCCACCGTTGATCATGGCGCGGGCAACGTCTGGCACCATGTCGGTGACCTGGCCGGTTTCGCGGATCCGAATTTTGATCATCCTCATAGCGGGAACATCCTTTCGAACTCGGCGGCGAGCTCCTCTTCGGTGAGGGCAAAGGCCAGCTTGAGCTGCCGGTCTTCACCCCCTCCGGAATGCCGTTTCCTGAGAGTTCTGGGCGGCTGCGGAGGCACGGGCACGGCTGGACGGTAGAATGCGCCGCCCTCGGTCGCAGCGAGCACAGCGGTGGCCACCTTGTGGCCTCCGCCCGCATTCTTAACCGCCCGTAAGTGATAGGAACGGTTGAACATCAGCGTAGCCTGTCAATTTCAAATTGACAGATTTGCAGGGGCGGCGCCGCATCCCGACAGCGCGGGAAAGCGAGGGGTTCGGTCAGCCGCCCCCTGCAGCCTGGTCCAAGGGAACCGGCCAGGCAAAGTTACTTTAGCTGATGGTGACGCCGGACGACTGCACCGGGATCCACTTGCCGTTCCGCGCCAACAGGGTGACGAAGCTGCCCTGGGTGCCGTTGAACGTGATCAGGTGGTGCGACGGGGTGATCGCGTTCGCAGCCGCGGTCACGGTGTGAGCGTGGCCGCTGTTGTCGACGATCGTGATCTCGAGCCCGTCGTTGCCGCCAGCCGACGGCGCGCCAGCCACCGGACTCGCAAGCGTAGTGGCATTGACGCCGGCCGTCTCGATGAAGCTGGTGCCGCAGATCGGCACGCTGGTGGTGGCCGAGAGCCCCGGAGGCAGATCGAGCGAGCCGCCGCCGCCAGTGATGACATCGGTGGTGCCGGTGAGCACTTCGAACTGGAACGGCAGGTTGCTGCTCTGCCCTACGACTGTGTCGTAGTCCGGTGAGCCGGTGCTGACCATGGGGCCTGGACTTTGTGCTGTGATGAAGGTGCCGAGAGCACCGAGAGCAGCGATGCCGGCCAGAATTTTCAGAGCCGTAGCGCCGTGGAATAACAGCAAGCAAACTAGCAGAGTCGGGTTCATCATTGTCTCCTGGTTTCGGAATTTGTGGGGCCGCCAGATCAGCCACCCGGCGGCAGGTTCGCGTCGCCGGATGGCTGAGAGCTGGAAAGCGTTACTAGCTGGACGCCTGCTGCAGGTAGCAGATGGGGTGCGTGCCGGCATCGAGCAGCTGACCGTCAGCGCGGCTGAAGCCGATCAGGGCCAGCTGGCCGTAGTCGGCAAAGCGCTCGCGCAGGGTGATGATGCCGAGCTCTTTCACCCGGCGGATCACGTACTTGTCGAGCTGGCCGAACAGCACTGTGTTCTGGTTGGTGGTCGCGGTCGCAGGCACCGGCGTCATGTCGTTGTTGATGTAGAACGGATAGTCGTTCAGACGATCCGGCTCACCGGACGACACGCTGGGCTTCCACAGCGGGCGACCGTACTTGTCGAGCAGCACCTTGATGCGGCGCAGCGTCTGATCGTGGAACATGTAGCCGGCGCCGCGGCGGTAGAGCGGATCGACGGTGTGCTCGAGGTTGTCGATATCCTGCGACCCGATCGAGGTGCCACCGGTCTCAGCGCCGCCGTCGTTGGTGGCTGCGCCGCTCGCGATCAGCGGGATGCCATAGCCATTGTTCGCGCCCGCCCAGGCCGTGGCCGAGGGCGTGCCGCAAGCGGCGATGACGGCCGTCACGATGCCGTTCGGAGCGTTGGTGCCCGTGCCGACGGTGAACTGGTTGTTGTAAATGCGGCCGATGCGGATGGCGAGCTTCTTTTTGAGATAGCTCTCCATGTCAAAGGCCGAGTCCTGCATCAGCTCGAGCGAGAGCTTCACCATCTTCGAGCTGAACTTCCAGGCGCCGAACAGGACCTGGCCGATGGTGACGTCTTTGTCGCTGACCTGTTGGCCTTCACCGACGAGCTCACCCATGATGGTGGTGTCGTTGTCGGTCGGGTAGGGCAGCGGCTGGCCGGTGGCGGTGTCCATGATCTCGGAGGTGAGAAGCATGGGGCCGTAGTATTTCAGAGCTTCTTCGACGTCGTACACGAAGCCCTTGGGCACGAAGTAGCCGCCGAGCGACAGGCTGCCGATGCCCATGTCGCGCTTTTCTTTCTCGCCGATCTCGGGGCCGCCGAGCAGGAAGCCGCGGAAATCGTCGTGCCGGCCGAAGACGATCTCGCGATCTTCTGCGGCCGCGCGCCCGGGATCTCCGCAGGCGACGGCGCACATATAGCGCTTGAAGGATTCGAAGAAGCGCTGGTTCAGGCCCTCGACGGTCTGGCGGACATCGCTGTGCACGTGCTCGAGCGCGAGGTTTTTGAATTGGAGCTGGCCGCCGCGCTTAGTCACCTGGACGCCATGGCGCCGCAGAGCGGCATCATAGAGCTGGATGTGGGTGGCGCGATCGGTGCCGGGACGTCGGCTGGGGTCATCCTGGGGAAGAGTTCCGGGATCGCCGAGCTCGCGGCTCAGTTTGCCCAGGCGCACTTCGCGCTCATTTTCAGCGACGATCTCGTCGCGCTCGGCGATCAGCGCGCAGATGGTGTCTTTTGCAGGGTTCTCTACCGTGAAGCCTTCGCCGCCGAAATCCATCTTGTCGAATGCGGCGCGGGCCTCCTTCACTTGCTGCGCAGTGCTCTTTTTGTCGGCGATCTTGGTGCGGAACTCCTGCGCCTGCTGGTTCAGCTGCTGGAGTGTCTGCCGGATCGCGCTCAGTCGTGATTGAGACATCGGATTTTCCTTGGGTTTGAATTCGCGCCGTTCCCACCGCTCCGCGGCGGGATCGCACGTTGTCAGAAGACCGCGCTTCGGCCATTACGCCGCGCCGCATCCGGCACGCGCCTTCCGGTGGAACTCGAAATTTGTGGTTTTAGCGGACCGCGCGCAGGCGGTCGTCGATGTGGGCCACGCTGGCCGCGCGATCGTCGTCGTCGCTCGGACCATCGTGGTTGCAGTCCTCGTCGTCGCAATCGGGATCGCTGCAGTTCTCGCAGTCGCCCACCAGGCATTCGGGGCAGTCACACTCGCAGTTCTTGCCCCCGCCGATCGTGGCCCGGATCTGCTCGCGCTGTTCGGCCGTCAGGTTGAAGCTCTTCGATTCCTGGTCGCTCACCGTGATGCCGTACTTTTTGCAGAGCCGCACCAGGCGCTTCCAGACGCCGGACTTTTTGTCGGCTGGCACTTTCTCGGTCTGGTTGAAGCGGGCGAGGGCGTTGCGCAGGTGCGATTTGGTTTTCGCGTCGCTCGAGAACTTCCAGGGCAGCGACCAGGTCGAGGTCTTCTGCGCATCGCCCACGTAAAGGAACGACGACGCCGGCAGGTCTTCACCGTCGACGCGCTTGGTGAGTTTGCCGTCGCGATTGGTGGAGCGAGCGGACCGGCTCGCGCTGTGGTCGCAGAGGCTCTGATCGCCGCAGCGAGCCATGTGCATCTCGCATTCCTCGCACTCGGCCGACTTGCAGGCGCGGCAGCCGCAGCGGCATGCCTGGTCGTCGCTTTGCGAATCCGCTCTCAGCTGCGGCACCAGTTCGATCACGCTCGCCGGCACGCCGGCGGGGAACATCGAGGAGCGCATTTCCATGGTGCGCACGTTGGCGTCGGTGCCGGTGTAGGCGGGATAGGTGACCGGGCTGGCGTCGAACAGGTCAACGTCTTCGATGGTGCGCGTCCGGATTGTTTTGCCGTTGTTCTCTTCCTCGGTAACGGTTTGCTTCGTGACTGTGAAGGCGAAGCTGGCGCCGGTGACATCGCCGCGCTTCACCAGCGTCACGACGTCGCGGCCGAGCTGGGTGTCGGGCGGCGTGCAATCGAAATAGAGCCCGGCATCATCCTGCTTCAGCTTCATGGTGCCGGCGGCGGTGCGGCCGAGGAGCTGGTTGGGGTCGTGATTGAACAGGCAGCGGACGTCCTGCTTTTCCTGCAGCGCGCGGGAGAATGCTCCAGGCTTCACTTTCTCGACGGCGCGGTAGTTGCCGCTATCCCAGAGCACATACTCTTCGTTGAACACGGCCGCGTGGCCGGTGATGTGGCCGTCGCCCTCGGCGCGGATCTCGGCAGCCTTTAGAAATCGGCGTTCGATCATGAAATCACCTCGGTTACTTGTTTTGCCGCGGCCGTGGCCGCATTGCGCCAGGCCTCGACGGCCAGGGCGCGGACCGCGCGCACGAGTTCTTTCTGCGCGATCGCGTCGGCCGAGCCGTTGGCCTGCGCCCATTTCTCGTTGCGGGCGCGGTGCAGCATGGTTTCCAGATAGCCGGCGAGGAAGCTCGAGCTGGAGAGCGCGTCAGGGCTCAGGTCGGACGAGAACATCTCGGCCGCATAATGCTCGAGCTCCTCGCCGATCGAGACCAACACAGGCAGGAAAACCCGCCGGAAGGCCGCGAGATCAATGTCAGAACGGGCAGATATACGCCCGAAAGCATCACGGAAGAGCCGTGAATATACGCGCGAAATGCGAGCAACCAGCAGGCGGCTGCGGCCTTTGTCGTTACCTTTGCCCTTGGCCGGTTTCGCGGCTGGATCCTCACCTTCGTCACCCTCTTCGTTGGCATCGGGCTCGCCGCCGGCGCCAGGCAGCGCGGGAGTTTCGTAAAGCTGATCGACCGGGGCCATGTTGATCTGCATCCAGGTGGCGTCGGCGCCGGCGTCGCTCAGAGGGTTGTCGTTCAGGCGGGCGCGAGCATCGTTCGGCGCCCAGACGCCCCACTGCACCATCGCCTGGATGAAGGTGCGGAGGTCCGCGGCCGCGGGCGTGACCAGGGGCCAGGTGTCGAACATCACAGCGAACTTTTTGCCCGCATTGCGGCCGACGGTGGGCCGCGGGAAGAGTTTGCGATCGAGCTCCTGCTGCCAGCAGATCAGGTCGGGGCGCAGCGAGAACGTGAGGAACTCCTGCCCGATCTGCTCCACGTTGGCCGCGCGGATCTTCTCGGTCGAGCCCACCATGTGCGGGGGAACGTTGCCCATGACGCGGCAGCACTCAGCGATCTGGAAGTTGCGCGACTCGATGAACTGTCCCTCGTCAGGCTTGGTCGAGGT